GCTTTAGCGTCTCGCATGAGGCACATACTTTATTCTCTTGTGCCGCCAGTTGGCATTCAGCACAATGAGGTTCTAAGAGATGGTGTATCCAAGTAGCTAAGGACATGGTACTTCAGTTCTGAAATACATCGAGTCTAAGTAAACTCTACGCTCACATACTTTAGTTTTATTATTACGCCAAATCTCAGCTTCTACTGGTCCAACTCTCTCATTCTTCAAATGGGACCAGGTTGTAGCACAAGCTGGTGTAAGAACGATAAGTAATACGACGAGTAGTTTCATGCTCTCTTTAGAGTAACTAGCTGTGGTCCTGCTGAAGTACAGCGAAGGAATCCGCTTGATAGTTCAGCTTCGCCGTCAACAAGTACGACTGCAACAGGAGCAGTCATAGCAACATCATTAGCTTTCTGCAGTGTAGGTGCGCCAGTAGTAAATAACTTACATTTAACTGCTGGCAATGCGTAGACTTGATTCTGTACCAAAGAAGATACTGGTCCAAGCGAAAGTAACTCAGTTGGCATTATGCTGTCCTTCTCCTACGATGGAACATCCTAACTGGCTTGTTCTTGTTCTGTTCCAACTGGTTCATGTTACGATAGAATGCAGTCCAGTCCTGACTTGCGTTTAGCTTGGCAATGAGCTGCTCTCGCTTTTGGATGATTTTGAACTCTCCCTCAGCAGTCTCAATGTAGTTCTCAGCAGCGTCGCACAAATAACGCAAAGTATCAATAGGGTCATCACCTTCAAATTCTGCAATATCTTCAACGTTTTTCTTATCATAAGAACACGCCTTAATAGCTTCAGGTAGTACTCTACAGCTACTAAATATCTGAAGCCTTGGTATGTTATTCTCTGGTTCAGGGTCACTGAATGAATCTAAATAACTCTGATAATCTTTCATTCCTCGATTGCGAAGAATCCACATTGCAGTTTCTTCGCTATACTGTTGAGTCCTCTGCTTGAGGAATGTATGCTTTGGTTTCCAGCGTAGATACTCGTGAACAAGTTGTTTGCCTGCAACACGAGAACCGGCTGAGTTAGCCGTTAATTCAACTGGTCTACCAAGAGCATTGGAACTCTGTTCTTGAATGGTGTGCTCTTGTCCTAGCTCTTTACCAGCAGACTTACAGAATCGAATGAGTCTAGGATTCTCCATGTCAATGAACTCCTTAACGTAAGGAGCCCATTCTTCAATCTTAGTCTTAGTCCAATGTAATTCACGGTAAATGTAAACTCGACCTTGAGGACTGATTGCTGCAAATGCCACGTAGGTCATTGCAGTGAATCCCCAGTCACCAATAACTATCTTAGGCCACCAGCTAGGTATCTCAAAGTCTGGTATTATATGGAGTGCGTTGGGTGGCTCGTCTGGATACTGTCTATCTCTGAACTCATCAAAGACTTGTCCGAGATAGGAACCCCAATCTCCATATAACTTAGCTTTCCTCTCTGCTTCAGGGAGAGCTTCGAGAGACTGTTTATATCCAGGGTCAATGTGAGGATTGTCTGCAAGGGTAGCGTGGATGTAGACTCGAAGATTTCCGCCTTTTCCTCGTATGACTGTTCCATGCGGAGCCGCATTTGGGAACCTCTTACTAACCCAAGTGTGACCAACACCGCCCGGCATACCAGCCGCTCTAATAATAGCAGGTAACGTAGGGTCAGAAGTACGAACACGAGTAAAACCAATATAGAGGTAGATAAATTCTGTCTCCGAGGTAAGCTCGTCAGGAGTAAATAAGTTAATTTCCATCGAATCATACTTGTGAACATCATCCTCGTTCTCACACTGTCCGAGGAATATCATTGCTCCCGCGTTCGCGAATCCAGTGCTACCATATTGGTCCGGTCTTGGAAAAGTCCAAGCCATATCACTCTTGTTGAGAGTGGCTCCGAACTTATGGTAGATTTGACGTGAACGCGGGATTACTTCGTTCCTAAGCTCAGGAAACGTGCGACGCAGGAATACTTGCTTAAAAGCAGGATTATTATGCCACCCATGACAAATCCCATATAGAAGTAGGACGTCTGTTTTGGCACTACCTGCACCTCCGCCATACATTGCCTCACGAATAGACAACGGTAGCGACAGGAAAATCTCCTGTTTTTTAGTTGGCTTCCAAATTCCGCTAGTGAATGCCACTCGTTCTATTACCTTCTGCTGCTCAGTAGTAGGACCGAGCAGCTTTAGGTCTGGCAGCGGTGTAAATGGAACCGAAGCAAATAGCTTTAATACTTGACGACGGGTGAGCACAAATCATAGTCCGCGGTATTGATTCATCAGACCCCAATACTCGTTGTTAAGAGGTATATTGGATTCCTGCCCATACTCATGAAGAATAGCATGTGCCTTTGACAAGCATTCCTTCTTGAGTTCTACCTTCTTAGCTTTTTCTTCTTCGCCTTTAGCTTCGGCTTCTTTCGCAGCCTTCTTAGCTGCTACTTGCTTTTCCTCTGCTTCCTTTGCCGCTTTGGCATCGGCAGCAGCCTTTTCTTCTGATGCTTTCTTAGCTGCTTCTTCAGCAACTTTTGCATCATGAGCAGCTTTCTTTTCCTCAGCTAGCTGCTCTGGTGTCTTTACGGGAGTAGTAGCACCAGGAGGCTCTGGTGTTCTGAATGGGCTAGGATTTGCCATGGGGTCGTCGTTCTTGAATGGGTTTTCCATCACACTCTCCTACTCAGCTACGTCGATAATGTCGAAGTTATCTAAGCTCTGTATCTGAGGCGCGTATACGATAATCTGAGCATTCTGAATATTAGCCGCTGGCTTGTTATCTTGATTACTAATGACACTGCTCATCTCACGAGCAATCTGTGCCAGCTTCTCTGGCTTCTGCACTTCTGGAATACGTGACTGTAGTTCAGTCATTGCAGACATTAATATTGCACTAGCTTTACTACGTAGCGTAGTGTCTTTAAGTTTCTCTTGTAAGTCTGGAATTATCTCCTCCGCCGTAGGTGGTAGCGAAGGATGAGTAGGATGGACTGCACGATTAAGCGTAGTTTTCAACCTATTGAGTAGGTTGAGAGGAGACTCAATTCTCTCTTTAATTTCGTCGTCACTAAGTATCATATCTATCTCCGCTTAATCATACACTTCGGGCGCGTGCTCAGTGTGACACAAAGGAGGCTCATTGTCAAGTCCCTACTTCCAGCGTTTTGCTAGCAAATTCTCTTGAGTAGAATGAAGATTTCATTTTTTGAATACCTCACAATGTGATACGTATATGGAACCACTTCTAGTATTGCGTTAGTTTCATGGTAGTCTCCGGCTTGTGTGGTTAATCACCGCACCCCAAGTACAATAATGTAACTAATGCAAGATGTATACCATCCCCCTATCCCCTAGAAAACAAAGCACTTAGCTTGAAAAAATATTTTATGCCAATCAATTATGTAATAGCGCCGCTCTTGGCACGCAGTATGCGGTATTGATA